GTTTCCGGACTTCTTCAGTAACTCTGTAAAGGTCAAAGGTGTTATTGAGAAGGGTGGTGTCCGGCTCTCTAGTATTGACAGGGACAAGTGGACGTTCAAAGTTCATAGCGGAACAGAAGAGGGTCTCTGGTACGAAGTTGTGATTCGGTGGAAGGACGTGGAGAAGGATGTCCAGAAACTTGTTTCCGACCGTAGAAACTGGACTAAGGATAAGAAACGGGCGGATCTAAGAAAAATTGCCGCCAAACTCTTCAAGGATGGGAACGTTGAACTAAGTTGCGAGTGTCCGGCACAACAGTATTGGGGACCTGCATACCAACTTACACAGAGACATGCTAAGTATGGTGATCAAGAAGATCGATCACCTGGTATCCGGAATCCTAAGGAATACGGACAGTACTGTAAGCACGTCCAAGTTCTGATGCGAACCCTTCCTTTCTACAAAACTACTATTGCTAACTGGCTGGGGAAAGAGTTCAAGGATCTGATTCAGAGGACTGAAGGGGAAGCCGTCCGGACTACTCAGCGATACAGGACAGCGGGCCGAGCTCTCGGCCAGCGCTTGGCGAGAGAGTCCGTACAGGAGACAGTGGCAACACTTCCTGAGCTGCAGAAACGAATGTATAAGGCCTTCAAAGTTTCGGACAAGTTGATTCCGAATGTTTTTGAAGATGACTACAAATTCTGGATTCTAAATGATGGATCTGTGATTCCGATTGATACAACCCATGGACAAGCAGCTTATAATGTTCTGAGTGACCTGATTTCTTCTGAATCTGAAGATATAATGCTTCAGGATGATGCCGCACATGCCGCACATAATGAATTTCTCTGGAGTGGGGCGATTCGAGGGTATCTTATTCCTGGTGATTCTCCTGAGTTAGGAGTGGAACATTCAGGTGAGGTTACAGATGCTCAGATCAAATCACTTCAGCGTCTTTTCGTTAAGTATGGTGTGAGGTCTTTTGCTGTTGGAGCAAAGAGATATCAGAATATCTCTTCTGATCGAATCGTATACACAATTCGAGAAACTATTCAAGAAGAATAGTCACTGTTCTTGTCTGGTCTGCTGAGGAGACGAAGAATGAGTAATGGTTTCTACGACCTAGCATCGAAACTCCAAGAGGATGGTGGTGTAGGTAGTGTGTCAGGACCCACTTCAGGTGGAGCAACAACTATGGATGCAATTTCTTATCTGCCCACACAGGTGGGGGTTGTTCGTTCTGCACTATCAAGACTTGGAAAGAAGAAAAAGAAGTGGAATCTCGAGATCCTCGAGACTGGTACGGACAGAACGGTGTGCTTCGAGGACGCTCTTAAGGTGGTCGTTCCTAACGAACATTGGGACCACTTCCAGCAGATGTTTGATGGACAATTGGACAGCTCATCCTGCTTCGTTCTTTCGTCTCTTGCTGAGGATACTAAAGGTCTGGAGGATGCTATAGATCTTGAGATCCGAAGAGCTGATGTTCATCTAGCTCTTGAGTCTGTTCTGGATTGTCCTCAAGTACGATGTGCACAGAGAGTGTATAACAAATGGTCTTCTAAGTTCATACCGGATAAGGATCTGACCTCTGAGAAGGTTCTTCTTCCTCTGACTAAGAAGGCTGGTGTGGAGAAGCTGTATGAGAAATTGATTGAGTCCTGTTTGGATGACCGGGGACAGTTGGAGATGCTATCTGAGAGATTGGAAGAGGAGAAGGCCCCCTCTACCTTACAAAAATCTACGAACTGTACGATTTTGGCTGGTGCTCGAATTCACAGTGTGATAGATGGTACAGGAGTGATCTTTGAAGCTAGAGTTGGTTTCGATAAGACCGTACAGTTCTCCGTTCTTGTTGAGGATGATGAGGTGGCTGATCGTCTTCAAGAATCTTTGGTGTTTGGTGCTCGAAGGGTTGGAAATGTATTCTACTTCTGTCCAGGACATTTCGAATGCCAGGTCAATGTTCTTGATCTCCTTATGGAAGCCACCCATGATGTAAAGGATGAGAAACATGAGTAAACTCCTCGAATCGAAAAATCTTGAGTTATATCGAAAACTCCTCCGTATTCTTGGAACATACTGTAAGAACGTTCCTGCTACAGGAGTGGATCGATTGTTTGATCAGGTTGTAGAAACTGGGATACGAGTCCTTCCAAAGGACAAAGTAGCTCTTGCGATTCTGGACTACATTCTTCGGGAGAAGGATGTTCCGAACAGTGTTCAGACCCTTCTGAATATTCATTTCTCATGTCTGCCTGTGAAGGTCAGACCTTTGGTGAAGAAAGGTCGTCGTCATGAGGTGGCGTTCTGGTCTAGAGGTGATCAGAAATTCGACCGCGTGAAAGATCTTCTTGATCCTGAAGGATCAGGGAAGGTTGGTAAGTGGACAGATATCGATGGAAATAGCGTACAGCTTATTGATATGTCCAAAGAAGAAAAGGAGGCGTAATTCCTATGTTTAATGATACAATGAATTTTGGTGGGTTGATGCAGTTTCTTCGTGAGGACAAAGAGTATCCTGGAAAGAAATCTTCTAAGAAGAAGCCTGAGGAGCGTCCTGCCGCAGATACCATGGCCGTACAGAAGAAGCCTGATGTTGATCATGAGGCTGTTGGTGCTGAGACCTACGAAAAGGATGATTTGACCAAGGTCAAAAGTCAGACTCCGAAGAACAAGAGATTGGCCGTCCGTAAGGTGGCTGATAAGGAGGTCGAGACTCCGATTCCACCGGTGAAGCCTCCAACCAAAGAGAGCCGCACAGGAACTCTCTACCTGTGTAACGAGTGCCTCAAAACCTCCCGAAGTACTGAGGCCAAGTGCGCACTCTGTTCTTCTACCTCTGTTGAATCAATTGTGACCATGAAGTTAGCAGAGGGTGTTTCAGAGTTGGTAGGTGAACTCGAAAATATAACTATAAGTGACCAAACAGCTGTCCGTAATGCGATTGAAGCAGGACAGATTTCTGATGAGTGGCCGACTGAAGACGAAATGATTGATGCTCTGAGTTCTCTGGAGGACATCGTTGATCCAATGGAGAATCCAGATGTGGACGTGAAGCTATTGTACCTTGAGCATGTTCTTGTTCCAAAAGCCCTTTCTGTACAAGGAGAGGCATCTGAAGGCAAAGTCCCTTCGGATAAAGACGATGACGAGCAGAAGATCGTTCAGAAACTAACGGAGGACGAGAATAACACCTGGAGTGACAAAAAGATAGAAGAGACACTTCTAAATCCTGTTGGCTCTATTCTAGGAGAAACAAATCTTGGCTACTACCACTCAGAGACACGTGTAGATCAAGATGGATCAAGGATCTACGAGTTTACTTCAGTTGCAGGTGCTCCTGTTATTGAAGTTCATGTGAAGAGTCCAGTGACAGAATCGAAGTAACAAGGCGAGCAACATGGATGACCTAATGAGCAGGATTCTGAGAGAGTCCCTTGTGGACTTTGCCCGCCCCAATCTCTCTCCCCATGTTTGGACCTGTGAGGGTGGTGAGTATCGGCTCTCACTGTATGCTGAAAAAACTATACAGAATGTCCTTACAGCGTTTTCAGACATGAACGACATGAACCTTCTGGAGATCGCTGATCAGATTCACATAGTGGGATCCATCACCACCAATCTGTATGTTGATGATACGGACGTCGATGTTCACATCGTTCCAAAAGATGTAACTCAGTGGTTAGAGGATGATGTCCTCGATCTTCGGAAGTGGTTTGAGGACAATCGAGATTCAATTGGAGGATACATCGGAACGCATCCAGTGGAGGTCTACATACAAACGAACATCAATCAAGATCTCCTCTCTGAAGGTGTTTATGATGTCAATAGTCGAAAGTGGCTGAAAGGTCCTAAGATCTTCCCGGAGGACTACAATCCTTACGAGGACTTTTCGGACATCGCAGATGAGATCCGAAGTTCTGCTGAAGATGCAGATCTTCTTCTTGGTGAGCTGAAGCGCGATGTTATTGATTACGACACCATCAAGGCCGCCCTTACTAAGATGTCTCCTGAGCAGAGAAAGAATTTTCTTGAGGTCCTTCAAAGGAAGTTGGACGAAATCGAGTTGGACATAGAGAAGCTGGTTCGGATGAAAAAGGACTGGGTTGGATCTCGGAGATCAGCCAGTCAACCAACTACACCAGAGCAAGCTCTCCAAGATGTAGAGATGGCGAAGACCTGGAGGAACAAAAACGCCATTTTCAAGTTCCTTACTCGATATCGGTATCTTTGTGTGATCAAAGATCTTGGGAATCTGATTGATGATGAGGAACTTACCCCAGGAGATGTAGGGGTGATCAAAAAGATTATAGGGGGAACTGATGTTCCATGAATTAGTGAATGAGACACTAGGGACGGAATTAGGATTTGCTCTTCAAAATCGACTCAAGGAGGAAGGGTATTTTCTGGTGGACGGCTCTTTTGATGATCTCGAAATCCAAGACATCCGAGATGCTTGGAACGAGCTTTCTTTAAGCGGAGCAGAAGCAGCCGTGGACTATCTGGAAACATCTTTTGGGTTTTTCTTTGAGCAAAAGGGATAAGTATGTCGAAGCTGATCCCCCGCAGAACAATTGATGCGATCCGGAGGATGGTAGATGTAGGTCTGGATGCAACAGGCATCGCCTGCACCCTTTACATTCCGACGGAGCAGTCCTTCCTGACCGCAGAGAAGCTAGATGTTTACTCGAAGCCGGCTGATTACACCTTTACCTCTTACAATACCAATGTAGGAATCAAGTGGAGTCCATCGGTCTATGAGCTGAAGAAGTTTGGTCTTTTCGTTGAAGGCCAGACTCCTATCATGGTGCAGTTCGGATTCAACGCTGTGGCACTTGAAGGATCAACAGCTGGCCAGATCGTTCCGATCAACGTTACTCGGCATAGCTACTTCAGAATCGAGCCGGAGTTCTCCTCTGGGAACTATGTGGGTGTCTCAGAGTTTCAGATTGTGAATGCTGCTACCAATCTTCATGATGCTTCGTTGAAGCGGTTGTTCTCAGCAGCCCCTCGAAGAGTTAAGTTGTAGGTGAAATTATATGAAAGTTCGTGAGATCATGAACACCTCTAGCGAGACGATAGAGGTGAAACTGGAAGATGGATCAGCTACAGTAGCTCCTGGCTGTGGAATCCGAAACGTGCGTGTTGATGAGGCTGAACTCAATCGGATTAGATCGAAAACCAAAGTGAAACTAGATCTGACCGAAATCAAAGGTCTTCTGGACTAAAAATGGAATCAGTTCTGTACACATACGATGTTGCCATGCGAACTCTGGTATATACCAGATTTGCATCCATCTTAGGTATCAATTCAGAGCCTACAGTCGCCGATTCCATAAACAAAGGTGTTATTCTTGTTCCTAAAGGGATCGCACAGCGAGAAGTGGCTGAGAAGCGGGATCAGACCTTTCTAGAGTTTATCAATGTGTACCGGTCATCTGTTGCTTTCAGTTGGCAGAGACAGAATACACTAATTGCACGGAGAGGTTTTAACTATACGAAGGCTGCTGGTGGTATTGGAACCATCAAAGCAGATGCCACTGACATCACATACAACATGTGGTTCTGGAGCAATGATCTTGATAAGGTGAACTTGTGTGTCGAGAAGTACATCCAATGGCAACATGAGACACCAAAAGTCTCTCTTCTTTTCAACGACGAATTCTCAATGAATCCTGACCTTCAGTTCAGTCCTGTGGTTGATGAATCACAGATTGAGGATGTGTTCGAGGATGGGAAGGTCTGGTGCTTCCGGATGACAGCTAAGGTGGATGGCTGGCTTCCTAAGTTGTTGGACATTAGTGGACCCATTCAAAAAATACAATTAACAACCTATGACAAAGACACAGTTCTGAACTACGAAGTTATTGTAGTTCCTGGATCGGGTCAGAATCAGGAACTGGAGGCTGCTCTTCGAATGTTCCGTTCCAGTTTGTACAGAATTACAGGTGTAAGTTCTGCTGGAAAGAACTTCAAAGTCGCAAAAAATAGATCTAGTGAGTTTACTGCTGGTGTGACTTTCACAGTAGAGAACTCTACAGAGAACGATGAATTCTACACCACAGCAGGATCAACTTACTCTGTAGGAGATGATGAAACAACTATCACGGTGGTAGAGGCTATTGGTGGTAATATCGTAGATGGAAACATCTACCGACCAGAAGCTACTGCATCGTGAGTGTAAGCTTTGGAGTAAAGCTTCAGAACAAATACAGTAGAGGAGAAGACCATGACGACGATGCTCAGTCCCGGTGTTTATGTTAACGAAAAAGACATTTCGGATATTGTCCCGACCGTAGCAAGTGCATCTGCTGCAATCGTTGGATACTCAACGAAAGGAAGTACTGCTAGTATCACTTTGATGACCAGTGATAAACAGTTCATTGAGGAGTACGGAGAGCCTGATCCTGCTTCAGGACATTACTTCCACTATGCAGCACTGGCGTATCTGGCGAAAGGTAACACTCTGTACTGCCTCCGAATTGCTAACGGAGCCCTGTACGGTGGTGTGAATATCATGATGTCCAGTTCTGTTCTGCCCAATGTTGCACTAGGTGTTGGCAAGTCCACCGCCGTATTTTCTGTTGCTTCAGGACTTTCTGGCGATGTTCTGTTTCAGATCATCGGGAAAGATCCTGGTGTTTGGGACAACAAGGTTGGTATCTTGATCCAGAATGTGAAAACTGGATCTGATGAGGTGGTTGTGGATCAGTACACCTTTGAGATTGTGGTGTACTACCAAGATTCCGATGGTGCCTACAATCAGGTTGAGAAGTTTCAAGTATCTCGTAAGAACAAGGTGGACGGATTTGGCAAGGACTTGTACTTAGAAGACCGAGTCAATGGTGTTAGTCAATACATCCAGGTGTTCGATAACACAACCCTGGCAGATACTTTTCTTCCGAAGGTTCAAGCAACTCGACTGGATCTCGGAGCAGGATCTGATGGAAGTACACCTTCCGCTGCTGATTTTATCAATGGATGGGATGAGTTTGCTAATCCAGCTGATATCGATGTGAGGATTCTCATCAATGGTGGCGAGACTGCTGTGCCCGTGCAGAATAAGATGAAAACCATTGCTGAGGCCAGGGCCGATTGCATTGCTGTTCTAGATATACCATGGGCGTCTGTTCAGACCGTAACAGATATGATGACATTCAGATCTACTACCCAGAACTTCAACTCTAACTACTGTGCTTTGTACACCTCTTGGGTTCAAATCTACGATTCATACAATGACAAGTTGATCTACGTTCCACCATCAGGACACGTGGCCGCACAGATGGCGTACAATGATTACGTGGCGAATCCGTGGGATGCCCCTGCCGGATTCAGTCGGGGGATTCTGGATGTTATCTCAACATCTTACATCTTTACTCAAGGCGAGAGGGATTCTTTGTATCCTGTTCAGATCAACCCGATTCAGCTGTTCCGGGGAGAAGGTATTGTGATCTGGGGACAGAAGACCCTACAAAAGAAGTCATCCGCTCTGAGCAGTGTTAATGTGAGACGCCTCCTTATTGTTATTGAGAAGGCGATGGCCATCGCTCTTCGGACATTCCTCTTCGAGTCAAATGATGAAGTTTTACGGTTCCGAGTTACTGCCTTGCTAGATGAGTATCTGGACAGGCTGTCCTCTCAAGGAGCTTTCCAGCGTGAAGGTGGTGACAAAGGGTACCATGTTCTCTGTAGTGCGGCGAACAACACTCCGGCGACGATTGATGATAATCAACTAAACGTTGATGTGTTCATCAAGCCCATTCGTGCTGCAGAGTACATCAAACTCCAGAGTGTTATCACAACTACTGGAGCGTCCTTCGAAGAGCTGATTGCGAAAGGTGTTATGTTTTAATCGTCCGTGACGAAGCTTTTCTACTAAGTTTCAACGACGAATCAAAGGAGATCTGATCATGGCGGACATGGGCATTGATATTTTGAGAAATAATCTTACGAACCCTGCCAAGACGTACTTGTGGGCAGTGGTTTTTCCAAAGATGATAGGTGGTGGTGATGGTAATACACTTGCTACCCGATGTCAATCTGCAGGCCTCCCCGGACGGTCGACCAATAGTATCCGAATTCCGTTCCGGGGAACACCAGGATTCAAGGTTCCTGGGCAGGCCTCACTATCCCAAGTGTGGAATCTGGAGTTCTTGGAAAGCACTATTGACAAGAAGACCTTCACTGCTTTGTACAACTGGCAGCAGATAATCAACAACATGAGGACGGGTCTTGGAAGTCCTGATCCTTCTGTTAAGGCTGATCTATACTTTCAGGCACTGGATCAAGCTGGAGCCACATGGCTGACCATCAAGCTCATTGGAGGCTATGTTGAATCTATGGGGGACATCTCTGTTTCCTACGGAACCAACTCCACAATGACGTTCCCCTCCACATTCTCCTACGATTGGTGGGAGATGGTTTCGTAATCCATCAAGTGAGTATAATATGAGTCTAGGACTTCTGGATCTGCCTTTTGACTTCTCTGGAGTAGGCTTCAAAGCCCTCACTAGAGCATGGATGTTGCAGAGAAAATATCTCTGGCAGCTTTTCATGCCCGAATCAATTAAAGGTGTATTTGGGCATCTGGTCTCACAGTACTGCCAAGATGCTTCATTCGGACCGTATGGTCTTAATGAAGTTGTGAAGATGCAGCACGGAGCTTTTGTTCGGTTCTATGCAGGTTTGCAGAACATTCGATCTGTGAGCCTGACTTTTCTCATGCCCACAGATAACACAGTCATGGACTACTTTCATGGCTGGTATAATCTGATGATCGATGAAAGTGGATATCATCATCCAAAGAACAACTACGCTAAGCAGATTATTATCTCCTTGTATGACAGGTCCGGAATTGAGTCGGTAAAGTTTATCATGCGAGGGGTCTTTCCTATAGCAAAGCCCATGCTGAACTTGTCCTACGGAGCCAATGAGGTTCAGTACGTGGACGTTCCTCTTAGTGTAGATAACATTGATATGTGGAGTCTCACAGGATCTATCCGGTCATCTATCTCAGGATTGATTGGAGGTACTGTTGGTGAAATCTTAGGAGCCCCTGCAACTAATGTCATAACAGGTGCAATAGGAGGTACAGTAGCTCGAGGATTGAGCAGTTTCTTATAATCAGGTGTTTGCCAGGAGAAAAGAACATGCCAGAAACATATCTTCCCATTCAGTTGCCCTCAAAATGCTTGTCATATCCGGACATCAAATCTTCTGATGTCCAAATTAGACCATACAACGGAGAGGACGAAGCTCTACTCGCCCAAATCAATCCAATCAATCTTGAACGAAACTTCTTGGTGGTAATGCACAGAATTATGAAAGGAATCGATCCTTCCCGGTTGACCCTTGGAGATCGATTTTATGTAATTCTCTGGCAGTACATCAATAGTTACTGCGAGATGGTTAAGGTCAAAGGTGTATGCTCACACTGTTTGACCTCTGTTGAGTTTGATGTGGATCTTCGTAAACTCCATGTTGCCCAACTTCCGGATGATTATCATCAGCCTGTTCCTATACAACTTCCTTCTGGAAAGACAGTGAATCTGCGTCTTCTTACAGTAGCAGATGAAATTGAGATCGAGAAGTATCAGCAACAAGCTGGTGATTCATATTTGTATCGCTGGGCACGATCTGTTGATGGTGTGGATCCTGTGAAGCAGGCTATTGAAATGAGAACTTGGTCATCAAAAGATATAGGTCGTATTCGCTTGTTTCATGAGCAGATGGATCATGGTCCGGACTTCTCAATCACGATGCCTTGCCCGAAGTGCAAACAAGACGAAGAGGTGATCGTCCCCTTTCGACTTGACTTCATTCTTCCAGTTGGTTCCTCCCTTAGAAACTGTTTTGGAACGTGAATTTCAGCTGTGTAAAAACATTCCGGGTTTTACTCTTGAAGGTATCCGTGCCACACCTATTCGTTTGTTAGATTGGCACTATGGAAGAATGATCCGCGATATACAAGAGAAGCAAGACCGAGCTCAAGAATGATCAAACGCAAGCGATACTACTACGAAAATCTCATGGTCACCGGTGTTGATAAAACCACCATGTACCAGTTAGAAGCTCTCTACACAAAATACACCAGGGACTATCTTCCGTACTTCAGGTCTCTTGCCCAGATGTACAAGAAAGGTGATCAGAAGAAGTTCTCCGAAGAATCCGTTGTAGCTGTAGAAAAGGTTCGGAGTTTGATTGATAGCATTCTGAAAACAGGAAGTATCAACGAACAAGATACACAGAAACTAGTCGATCTTATCGATGAAATCGAAGATCGAAAAGATTCCTTTGTTCGTAAGGCTCAGACTAATAAGAGCTTGGCTGATAAGATGGATGAGGTGTCCAAACGAACAGGTATCACTCCTGAGGATATGAATGTCACAAAGGAGATCGGCAGTAGAGCTGCTGCCCAAGCGAAACAGGTCACTAGAGAAGGAAGAGAGGGGGTCCTTCCATTTCTTCGAAGAACAGCTCCTAGGACATCTCGTATCATATCTGAAGCCACAACTTCAGCTTTAGGTCCATTTGCTCCTATGGCCTCTTTGGCTAAAGATGTTGCTGGTGAAGTATTCAATGTTGGTAGAGGAGCCAAAGAGAAAATTCAGGGTTGGCGGGATTTCAGACTTCAGTCCAATCTCAGGCCTGTGTCAGGTCTAGGATCTCCAGATCCCTTCAATCTTCTCAATCCTAGAACTGCGGGTGGAGCTCACATGCCTTTGGTGAGAGGGGATCCTTCTCGAAGGGATGAGCAATTCCAATTCGCTTCACTCATGATGTTTTTTGACAAAGGAGCATATAAAGCCAAGTGGACAAAAGAATTACTTGACGTTACGAAGAAGTCTGCTGAAAGAGCAAGAGGGCTTGATGGGGGTGTGAGTATTACATCCGTTCTGGATGGCCTTAAAGAATTCGGAGCAGCTCTTGTTCCATTTCTTGGAAAAGCTGGTCTTCTGGCCGTTTTAGCACTAACAGTTGGAGCCACAGCTACAGCTGTTAAATCTGCTTCAGATAAGTACGAACTTGCTAAAAAAGAAGAGTCTGGTGCTGCTGAAAGACTGGCAAAGGCTTATCAAGATCAGATGGAAGTAATCAAGAAGGTGGGGCTTGATGCATATTCTAAAGCTGCTGGAAAGTCCCCAAAACAAGTTCTGGTTGAAAAAGAGGGGGAAAGACAGAGGATCCAGCAAGAAAGGTACAGATCTCTCCCCTGGCATAGCAGGGAGAAACTTCATGGTAGGTTCATAGGTGCTTATACTGGACGAAATCCATACGCTCCAGAAAATCAGAATCTCGTGCCATATGAACGAAGGCTTCAAATTCAAGAAGAGCAGTTAAAAAAACTACAAACTGGTCAATCAGGTGGCTCTTCTAAGATGCCGGAGATCAATGTGACTGTTCCTGGACTGGATGGGGTTGGAAGACAAATTCAAGAGCTGATGGAACAGATGAAACAGAATGTCCAGGTACAACAACCAGGACCAAGGCTCGTAAATGTTCATGATTCCGGGGATGTCCTCACTCGTGAGCATGCAAAAGGAAATCTTACTCTCGGGGATTAGCCCATGGCAGAGATTGGAATCCGGACATCTTTTATGAAGGAGACCTTCAGGACCAAGGTTGGTGCTGGAGGAGTCGGAACAACAAAACTAACGGAGTATGGTTATACTCCAGATGGGAGTCCTGTTCCTGATGAGTACCTGTGTCGAGTCACAAGCATTCGAAATCAAGCCACAGTTGTAGCTCCGCTACAAGATAGTGTCACGCTTCGAGTGGAGTCGTACTGGGGACCTGCTGTCCCAACATCTGTTTCTGAGCTTGCGAACAAAGTATTTCAGTTTGCGTCTCAAGGACGAATGTCCGCAATCACTCGAGCCACCACTCGTAGGATCTGGATGGGCACACGGCCTGTTGTTCTTACACTTCGGTTGATGTTCCAAGCAGTTGAAGATGCTTTTCGTGAGGTTGTTGAGCCGACCAGATTACTTCAGTGCATGGCCCTTCCGAGAGGTCCACGGTCAGCTGATGAGCCTGGTGAGGAGGGATGGGTCGGAGGAGCTCAAAAAGTCGTTCCTTTTCTAGCACCTCCAGGGCCAACGCCGTTCTCACTTGAGGGTGTTTTGAATCTTCGAGGAGTCAACGAAAGTCGATTGCTACAATATGTTGAAGGTCTGAAGGGTGGCGATAAGATCATGGTGGAGATCGGAAGATTTCTCACCTTTCCGAATGTTATCATCACATCTGTTTCACCCACAATCCCAATCGCATTTACACCTGAGGGCAATCCGGTCCGGTCCGAGGTTTCTGTTACGTTTGAGACCTACGAGATGATGACTGTTGAAGATCTTAATGATGCGTTCAAGAAAACAACTGCTACTGATCAGTACGGTGAAGGAATTGGTTGATGGATCGGACTAACTTCTATCAAGAACTTCTTGTTGTTGATACCAAAGAGTTAGATCCTCTTTGGAACTCTCTGTCACAGTTCTCGATGGAGTATCAACCGTCTTACTACCGCACTACAGCTGCTGATTCAATGCGCCCTGACAAGGTCAGTTTTACTGTGTATAGTACAGGTGATTTCTGGTGGATCTTGTGCCTGGTCAATGGGATAACAAATCCTCTGATTGAACTGGTGGAGGGTCTAGTTCTTACTATTCCGAACAAGTTGGACATTTACAACTTTCAGCGGAAGTTCAGATTGAGAAGGAGCAAGTAGTTGGAACTTGCTGGAAACTACACATTGAATATTACTGTGGGAACTTCGGAGGTGACCATTCCTCCGCAGATGATCCAAGAACTTACAATTACCCAGGATGCAGATCGTTTAGTTCCTACTTTTAAGATGGCTCTCACAGATGCGACCAACCTTCTTTCTGATATCCTTCCGTATGACAAAAACACATCTAAGCTATCGATCGAGTTTGCCCGAGTTGGTAGTGCTTCAGAACTTAATGTTCTTCACTTCCGAGCAATTCGAAGAAAATCAAAATCTCCTGAGGGATCTTATGAAATTGAGGGTGTTCTAGATGTTCCTCAGCTATTGACACATCGACGGAGTAGGGCTCTTAGCGGAGATGTGAAAACCATTCTTGAAGATATGGCCCGGACTGATCTCCAGATACCTTCCTCAGAAGTTGGAGCGTCTCTTTCTTATGAAAAAACCATACTTCAACCGGGCTGGACCGATGCAAAACTGCTTCGATATCTGAGGACTAATCTCAAGGGGAGGAACAACGAAGGTGGGTACCAGTGTTTCATCAAAGTGACACAAGGGAATCCAACCTTTGTATTCAAGAGTTTGGATGAAATTCTGATATCCCCTGTGGCCTACAAGTTCATCGTGGGATATAAGGACTATAAGGACTTTTATCCCATAGGTGAATACCAAGTGTACGACGATTCAGGTATTCTTACTGACCTAAGTGCTAAACAGCAGGACTACGGATTTTTCAACTATGATACCGGGGCTTGGACTGAAGGAGCCATCAATATAGCGAACTGTCCTGCCCTTTCGGAACTTTATTTGGTAGACGCCGATAAGGACGCAAATGCGAACTACATTCTTCGGACAGGACGGTCAAACGACTTCACCTCCGATTTCCAGGACCGAGTTCGGAACGATTTCTATCTTCGTATTAGCAACCTCGTTCATATGTGGGCATCAACTTGGGGACTTGAAAGCATTGCCCCCGGGGATATTGTGGAGGTAGTCTTTGCAGAGGCTCTTGATAGGGGTCAGCTGTTTCTCTACCAGCACTCAGGCCTCTGGATGGTAAAACGGGCCGTGCACATCTTTGGTACGTCTTACATGACGAACATGTTGCTAACACGTTGCGGAGTTGACACAGATATCTCAACAACTCTTCAGGAAGTGACTAACCGGAAACGAAGATGAACAGAGATTTTGAACAAAATGATCTACACTTTCCGTACATGTACAGAGGTGTGGTTCTGGATACCAACGATCCGGACAAGAGAGGACGAATCAAGGTTCGGGTATTTGGTATATTTACAGCAGATATGTTAACAACGAAGCTTCCATGGGCTGCTCCTGCCCAACCTATTTTTACAGGATCTGGATCCGGGTTTGGTCACTTCGCTGTTCCTGAGGTGAACTCTCAAGTCTTCGTGTTTTTTGAGGGTGGTGATCTATACCAGCCTGTGTACTGGGCTGAAGCACCAAATGGGGTTCACGGACTTCCCTCTGAAAGGATAACGAATTATCCGAACCGAAGGGTCATCAAAACAAAAGCTGGACTTGGCATCTACGTGGATGACACGGACAAGGTAGTTCAGATTATTCATCCATCAGGGAAGTTTATACAGATAGATAGTAATGGTGATGTTATCATCTCAGGTGATGTTAACATCTTAGGTGATGCTGATGTTTTAGGTGATGCTGATGTTTCAGGAAAACTCACTGTGTCAGGCAAAGTACGATCTGATGAAAAATTTAACATCTTAGGCACAGATGGTACTACAGGAACATTTGTATCAAAAGACAACAAGGTAGTAACAGTAACAGGTGGTCTTGTCGTAAGTATCTTGTGAGATGTTTTGGACGGTAGATATGGCGATCTCAATACAAACTGTTGTATGGTCAGATCTTGATCATCGATTGATTCAGGACGGACAAGGCCGTTTGAAGTTGGTTGAGAATGTTGCATCGGTGATGACATCCATAGACAACATTCTTCGAACTGCACCAGGTGAACGTGTCATGCTTCCTCAGTTCGGTGCTAATCTTCGGGGCATGGTTTTTGAAAACATCACCCCAACATTGATGAAGTTTCTTTCTAGACAAGTGAAAGAAGTTATTGAAGTTTGGGATGACCGTGTCCTTGTTCAAGAGGTCGAACTTCGGGCAGATCCTGATGCGAGCTCTGTTTCGATCACAGTAGTCTTCAGTATTCGAGGTTTTCCGAATATTTTTGAGTACCAGTCCGCCCTGTAAGGATTGAGGTGTTTCCGGAGGAAGCATGCCTGCGAATTTGTTAAACTATGCCCAGTACGATTTTGATCTTCTAGTGTTACAACTACAAGATCGGCTCAAGAACACAGACGCATGGAAGGACATCTACCGGTCTGGTACTGGTGAGATGTTGATTGAGTTCCTGGCGTATGTGCTGAATCTGTGTATGTACTATGTTGAGAGGCGGGCAGAAGAGTCATACCTCCCCACAGCACAGAACCGATCTAGTGTTGTTAATCTGGTAGCTCTACTTAACTACAATCCTAAGAGACAAACCTCAGCAGTAGGAAATCTAGAGTTTTCTATTGATTCTCCTATGGCTACAATCGTGTACATTCCTAAGTACACAGAGTGTCAAACAGCCGATGGGGTTAAGTATCTTACCAATGAGGGTGGTGCTATACAAAAAGGACAGACCTCTGTAACACTGAAAGGTATTCAAGGTGAGTTGGTCCAAACGGAGATTTCTTCGAATGGAATATCTAATCAAGAGTACCTCATAAGTGATACCAGTGTTGAGAACTCTTCAGATACAGAGAATCCTACACTCCGCGTAATCGTAGATGGTACTGAGTGGACCATGGTCTCGTCTTTTTTGAATAGCAATAGCACCTCACAGCACTACAAAATTATCAATGAGATGGATGGTAATGTATCTGTGCTGTTCGGGGACAATGTGAACGGAAAAACTCCTGTAGTCGGATCTACTATCGTGATTCAGTACATCAGATCATCTGGAGCTGATGGGAATGTAACGTACACAGGTCGGATCACCACACTTAACAGCACTATTTATGATGAGGACAGTTCTGTAGTCACCGTTTTGGTGACGAATGTCTGTTCCTTCCTAGGAGGGGACGCTGAGGAGAGTATTGAGGAGATTCGTACTGAGGCTCCTCAGGTGTTCCGAACCGGTGATAGGGCAGTCACCCGAGGAGACTTCATTGCAATTCTGGAGAATTATTCTGGTGTGGCCGCTGCTAATGTATGGGGGGAAAACGAAGAGGCCGAAGTTGCAGGTGTTGCTGCTGATTACCAGATGCTGAATAGGGTTAGAATGTCGATGATCCTCCAGGAGTGGGAACTCCCCGATGTAACATTTAAGGCCACTGTTGCTGCATCAATCTATGCCAAATCGATGTTGACAGTGAAGTACGAATGGATCGATCCAGTTATCCTGACTGTAATTCCTATTCTTACTGTCAAGGTGACGAAAGGATCTTCACTTTCCGGAACGCAAGCTGATATTGAGACAGCACTGGCAGCCCAATTTTCTCTGGGGGACACGACTAAAATTGGAACACTGATCAAGTACAGTCACGTGCTTGCAGCTGTAGACAACATTACCAGTGTGGCCTATGCCAACATGACCCTGGAGATCAAGAAAGCTCTTTCGAATACCTATTCATCCACATGGGATTGGGGAGCTACGATTGATGCCACACCTGTGAAGCCTGGGACAGTTCGTTTGTTCATTGGTAGTACTTATCAGATAACAGATGTGGATAACGGCGATGGAACAGGATCGTTTTCAGGGACACCATTCTCTTACACAATTAGTGGAACTATCAACTATACTACAGGTGTCCTAACGTTGAATGTGAGTCCAGCGGCTTCTAGTGTATACGTACGATATCAACAAGATGAATCTGGTAACATTCGTCCAACATTTCGTCAGATATGTAAGTTAGACTCAGTAGACATCACAAGCATAACGATGGAGAGTTGATTATGAACAGTTGTTCAGATATACTTCGTTACGAAGCCCTTTGGACTGTGCGGCATCTTCGAGCTGGACAGGTTATTTGGCAGATCGAGGATAAGCCGAATCTTCTCATGAATGAAGGCCAGAGAGCGATTCTTGAAACTTTCTTTCGAGACCGGGGAAGTAATTTCTTCGGAATGGTTGATTTTTGGATTGGTTTGTTCAGAGGAACATTGTCCAAAACATCAGTTCTTTCAACTGTTCCGAACGAACCCTCTGGAAACGGATATGCTCGGATAGAGGTGGAGAGATCCGCTGTAGGTTTTCCCACAATCGAGCAAAATGATAGTGATTGGAGGGTGGTCTCAAAAGAGGTTGAGTTCGAAGCTTCCGGCGGGGATATCGGACCTGTTGGTGGTGCTTTTCTCTGCACGTCAACAGATGCTACAGGTGTTCTAGTTGGTTCCTTGTCCTTCGGAATTGAGAGAACAATCAAGGCCGGAGACATCATGACATGCAAAATGAAGATCAAAGTCAAGTAAGATAGAACAGTTCTGATAAAATTTCAGTTTCGTGGGTCGTATAATATTGAGGTGATTCATGGCTCAGCCTGCAAATATGGTATGGGAAATACGAACAACAGGTGTGCAAACAAGTGGTAGTGGATTCGCTTGGGTGTCTCTTGTAAATGCCACGTATAAATGGACTAAATCAGGTAGTGGGACCAACGAATATTATTGTCAGACTGCGGCCGGAGGTAACCCCGGTCTTACAGAAGCAAAGTGTTGCACTACTGATGGAACATTCAAACTCGACACTAATGGTACGTTGGGCACTCTGGCGGCGGGGGAATGGGATTGGGGAGATAATGATGCCTTGGGATACAGTACAGTTTATGTTCGATTAGATGATGATATTGATCCTGATTCGAAGAACTATCATTTTGTTCAAATTGGAGCACTTGGTGGTTACGATTATTCACAGCAGAATGTTCCTCAACTCTCACTCGCCAATGTAACTACCGATGCTACAGGTACTATACTTTCAACCGTTACTGGGGGTTCATTTACAGCTTTGATGTGCGCTAACGGGGCCTATATTACCGGCGGTGGAACGACACCGGGATGGTACGAGATAACAGTATTTACCAGCGGTACACAAGTAACGATTGATCGTAGTTGTGGGGCCAATAAAAATACAGTCACGGTAAATGTTGGTGGCGCTTTTAAGATAGGCGGGTCGTTAGACAATGATTTCTGGGGGAGTACAGCAAAGACTGCTGGAAACAAGATTTTTATTAAGAATGGGGCTTATACATTAGGAGAAACTGTAAGTGTGGCTTCTAATGGTTTATTGGCTACCCCCATAATAGTAGAAGGTTACAATGTTATAAGAGGTGATGCACCCATTGGAGTTGACAGGCCATCTATTGAGTGCACAGCCAGCTATGCATGGGGTAATGCTGGTTACAATCACTGGGTCCATAAGAATTTGATTTTCTCGGGTTCGTTTACTACTGTTTTTAATTCAGGCGGTATAGGGTGGTGCGAGAACTGTAAATTTACTAATTCCTCCGGTACAGCAGATAGGATTGCAGCAAGTATTGGGAGTAATTATCATAATTTTATACACTGTGAAGCCATATGTACCAATGGAAGGGCTATTACTAATGCGATTGGCGGGGTTGGGGTATTTGTTATCGGTTGTTATGTTCATGATAGTGTTACAGGTATAATAGGTTGTCATGTAATTAACAGTGTAATAGATACTTGTTCTTCATTTGGAATAAGACCAGCACTGATTGCTATTGCCGCACTAATTTATGGAAATACCATTTATAATTGTGGTGTTGCAATTTCTGAGTCTACAGTTAATTATATGGCTTTGAATAACATTATTTCCGGAAATACTACTGGTGCTTCAAGTACTACACTTATTGGTTCGCAGTACTGCGATTATAACTGTTGGAACAATACTACAGATGTATCTAAAGTAAATAAAGGTCCAAACGATATAACTGGAGACCCGTTGTTGAATGCACCTGCTGGTGGAGATTTTACCCTTAAAACAGGGAGTCCATGTTTCAATGCTGGTTTAGAATTGGGCCCAATAGTAGGACTATAATATGTCACAGTATTTTGTAAATATAGGTCCATATCAATCAAAGTCTGCCGGATCGGACTATAAGGTTAATATTGGTCCATATCAAGGAGAACTCCCAGCAGGATCTCCACCAAACATAACTTCTCAATCTGGTGATAAGGTTGCTTTGAATGGCACCGAAGTAACTCTTTTTGTTGTAGCAACTGGTTCCCCAACGCCGACTTACCAGTGGTATAGGAACAGTGTTTTGATATCAGGAGCAACATCCAGTACATACGTATTCTTTCCGACTTTTTCTGATGTTGGATCGTATACCTGTACAGCAACAAATGCTGCTGGGTCAGATATCTCCGATCCTATCGAAGTTGCTGTTGTTTCTAATTCGTATAGATACAATGCTTTTCTCCTTCCTTTGGACCCCGATAGGAGCTGATGATGGCAACAACTTGGTATCTTGATGAAGGATTCTATCTTGACCAAGATGAACTGGCGGTTATAGAGGGGACCGTGGAGTTCGAGGCGGAGGTCGTATACAAACATCGACCTTTTGAGAATCTTGAAATGGTCATTGAAGTTGAACTGGACATCAGTGTTGTTCATGCTGTTCCTCTTGATCTACTGCCCCTGATTCCAGAGAAGTTTCGAGATTCTGCGATTCTTCAAGCTTTTGTTGATGAAGCAGAGATTCAGTTTGGGGACTTCCTGACCAAGGTTCGAGATATCGTTCTCCTTCTAAGTCCTAATACTGTGTCCTCAATGACGTACCTTCGGTATCTGGGCGCATTGATTGGTGTTACGTTTCCTCCAGAAGATGAGTCCTCCGAAGGTGAGATTAGAAAAATCTTATCACAAGCTATCGATTGGTACAAAATTAAAGGAACGTACGAATCTGTACAGATTATCGCACTAACACAGTCTTATTCTGTGGACCTTTTCGATATGTATACAGATGACTACGCAACATTCCTTCTGACTGATTGGTTTGTTGGTGAGGAGAATGAGAATCCTCCTGGTCTTGGGCCAGCGTACTATAAAAGTCCGCATTTTGGTGTTCAGGTGAGTCTGAATCAGAAGTATGTTGTTGGTTCTCAAGACCATCTCTGGTCCAAGGACTTTTTAGATAATTTCGCACAACAGCTGGAGGACACACGCCCTGTTCACACAGTTCCACACTATATCCTTCTTCTTAACCCCAAGACGGATGAGTATGGACATGTGATTGAAGTCGATGGGGGCATCAAGGCCAGAGTAACGTTGAACTGGCAGTATGGTACTAAGTATTTTGACGCTGTCAAAAGTGGTCATATTTGGACATTTGATTCTGGTCTGATGACATTTGATAGTTCGGCAGAGGTGATCATTAGGAGTATAACACAGTGGGTACTAGGGACAGGGAACTACCCTTCGCATATTGACACTTCTGCAGGTCCTAGTATTGATCATCCTGTTCTTACAGGTTCAATAGATCTAGATGATATTGTGATTGATAGCGAGAAGTATCAATTTGAGTTCATCGTTCCGAAATCCACAGTCCAGAGCGGTCTATCTGAACTAGGTTTGTATATACCAGGTGTACCAACTCTGGTTTTTGTAGCAACCTTCCCGAAAGTTGATCTTGATGGTCGTGTGGAGTTTCGAGTCTGTGTGCAAGTCTATAAGCGAGATTTGTCAACAGAGTAAGGAGAAGTAGAAAATGCCAGTGAATGTTGGTGGACAAACGATCAGCTTGAAGTATGGTTCCCCCGGGAACTCTGCTGAGATTAACGAGAGATTTCTCAGCATTCGGTCTGTAGGTATCTATACAGGCGGACTTCTTACGGTCAGCGATGGATCTCATGCTACTATCAGTCCTTTGGTCTGTGAGATCAACGATGGGACACACCAAGTCCGTATTCAGACTACGATTAACGTGACCCTGGCTGTAGCTTCTGCAAGTCCATATGTTGTACTTAGATGGTCATACACAGGAGATACTGCTGATTACATGGAGCTCTTGGCAGTGGCCTCTGGTTCGGTTGTATCAGCGACGGATGTGGTCATAGGAAAGTGTGTGTTCACCGCAGGGTCCCTCACAGGATTTGATTACGGGGATTCAACCTTCTCTCGGACAGTGCCGTCAACACATGATTTGTATCTAAAAGTGGTGCCTAGTGTTGGAACCACACTAAAAGCTTTGGTCATGCCAGGATGGATACAGGCACAGCAAGTGAAACATTTTGTCCCGATGCAAGAGACAAGTGCTCTTGTTCCACCTGTAACTCATCCAAAGATTTATCTAGTGATTGTTGATGAAGCTGGTACCATCTCGATTGATAGTACTGGAACTGAGGCAGCAACACCTGTAGCTCCAGATTATATCAGTCGCCACGTTCTTGCTGAGATCACACTATCTCCTGGGGACACTTCAATCACTTCTGATAAGATTCAAGATGTCCGAATGTTCTTAACTAGACACTCTCCAGATCCAGACGAAATCACGATTACAACAGATGTTTCTGGTCAACTGAAAGTTGTTGATCCTGTGTATCTAGTTCTTCAGGACGATAACGAGCAGGCCGTAAATCAGGTGAACTGGACGAAGTTGGTATTCGATACCCAGATAAAAACTTCAGGTATAGGGCAGACCTCTGGTGTTATTACTCTTCCAGCTGGAAAACTCTATGTTATGTCCTATTCAATCACATTTATGGGTCTACTTATAGGGAACTGTAATCTTGCTGTTGAATCAAGATTTCGAGTTCTGAGCGGGGATATTTCTTGGGGTTTTGACAACAGTTCTAACAATGTTTCCTGGCAACGAATTCTCCAGTTCGGCACCTCGTTGCCCACCTTTCACGATAGCTTATCTGGTACGTATATTATCCTTCCTGCTACTAACACACAGATTCAACTCGAAGTAAAAACAATACAGAGTTCTGTGATCTTGTCTGGACGTGTTACAAACTGTTCAGTGTCCATTTTCAGTCGATAACGGAGAAAAACATGGGAACAACGAATCATGGTACCCAAAGTATTACATTTCAGTACTTTCTGGAGGCAACATCTGAGAACTTTGGAAAGCTGAGCATGGATGTTATCCCAACTGGGATCTACTTAGGCGGACGTGCAGAGATCCTAGGCGACTCATCTCTACAAATCAGGCCTTTTGTTATTGCGATCCGGGATGCTACGAATCAGGTTATCGTACGGTCAGCTGTTAACGCAGTCTTGACCACTGGAGTTCTAGATTCTGGAGGAGTGTCCTCAGCAACTCCGTACCTCGTGCTTCGATGGGCCCATACAAGTTCAACGGCGAACTATGTGGGAATACACGCGATTGCTTCGTTGTCCGATCGTCAGCAGTACGATCTAGTTATTGGGAAGATGACGTTCACCGGAGCAGCTCTTACAGGGTTTGACTACACGGATAGATCAAATCCACGTAGTTCAGATGTAGCATTTCGAGTTGAGCCCACGGCCACGCCTAGTATGAGTTTGATTGTCCATGGTGGACGGGTCCCTGTAGGAAGCTCTAACTATTTAGTTCAGAACATGCAAATCGGGCCTTTTGCACTGCCCGCAGCTCCGTTCTCAAGGATTGATCTGGTGTACATACCTACCACAGGGGTGTTAACAATCCTTCAAGGTACACCAGCTGTTACTCCTTTGGTTCCTGACTATGGTGGTCGATTAGTTCTTGCTGAGGTGCGAGTAGTCAATGGTGATACTGCGATCACTTGGGATCGGATCACAGATGTACGACCTTCTATTTGGCCAATTGTTATCCCTGATGAGACAACGATTCGCAGAAACACCACTACAGGACAACTTGAAGCAGTTTCTTCAGCCGGATCAATGTTTGGATCCTGGACGAATCTGGATAGTTTAGGTAACTCACTTGTAGCTGGCAGTGTTTATAAAGCTACATTAGACGGGTTCGTATGCGCCACGACAGTCAATGGCGCTACACTGATTTCCGGTTATACGGATGGCTCGAATCCTCCGACGACTCTGCGCGTCACCAACTACGGCAACGGCGCGGCGCCGCCCGTCTCGATCACCATGCCAGTGAAGAAGAGCGACTACTGGAAAGTCACTGGAGCAATAACTGTTTACTGGTTACCTTTTGGTAGTGGTCAGTGTGTAAAACAGTAGATTAGATGGTGCTACTGTGGGCCTGTTCATTCCTCCACAAAACAAGGGGGGTTCCGTGCTGAAGGTACATACTGTGTCCGCCCCAATGTTGGCTACAAACATTACTGGTGTACTGTTTTCTGGTTGTTGGGAAGGGCAGACATGTTTTATTTTAGGAGGAGGGCCCACCCTTGAAGGATTCAACTATCAGTGGCTACAAGGACAGAAGGTCATCGGTATTAACAAAACCTTCTCAGTCTACCCGGCAACTGTGAACTACTCGATGGACTATAATTTCTTTGACCTGGTACAGTTTACAGCAGCTGATCCAAGGTCGAAGAACCACCCTCTCTACGTATCTTGGATGGCATACACTGGTATCAAAGTTTTCCTTCATCATGGTGAGAAGGATCGATTTGCTCAAGGAATCCATTATGTGAATGAGCTTCGAGAGAAGGGAATCAGCTTCGATCTTAACAAAGGAATCTACCCAGGAAACAACTCAGGTTGTGGGGCTCTGATGCTCGCAGTAGCTCTCGGGTGTAAAAAGATTGGTCTGCTTGGGTATGACTTCAAGGTCCAAGGAAAGAAAACTCACTGGCACGAAGGATACGGGTATTCTCTTGAGGATGTTGTGAGGAGTCTTAAGGACTTTCAACAGAAAATTGATGAGATTGGTCCTGATATTCTTGAGATGGGAATACAAGTTGTGAACTTGAGTCCAGATAGTGCTCTTCAGAGCTTTCCTCGTTCAGATATTCGAACCTTCCTTGAACAGTATAATCAATAAAGGATCTCCATGTGGTCATGGTTACAAATGTGCGATATTCTGGGCAGTGTACTGATACTTCTTGGACTGTGGAACGAATCAAGAGATCGGCGTTGGTGGCTCGTCTACTGCGCAGGATCAGGTTTCTTTTTGTATGTTGTTATTTCCAAAGGACTGGTCGGTCTGACGATCATGGGTCTCGCAACACTAGTTACAGGACTGAGAAATTCAAGAAAGAAATCAAAGGTATGAGTTTCAAAAGACATACAAGAGGACCCGATCCGTGTAAACTATGTGGGAAAGCTCACAAGAACGGAATGCAAAAGATTTGGGGCTTTTCGAGGAGTAGCTTTGGATAATTCTGTGTTTATTGTCGGGGGTGGTCCCTCGCTAACAGGATTCAATTTCCATGTCCTTGATGGAAAAGATACTATCGCTATCAATCAATCTCTCTTTCGGTTGCCCTCCGCAAAATTCTTTTGCACAATGGACTACACATGGAGGCTTCATCTTGATGAATCGAAAGAGAGGGAGCATAAACAAACATTCCTGAAGCACTCAGCGCGTAAGATTTTTGTAGTAGGATTTGCCAAGCCACGTTTAGTGGTTCACGGAGATCGGTGTATCGAAGATGCGGATCATCGGTTGAAGTACGACCTTTCTGATTTCAATCAAGTCGCATACTGCAATGGATATGGAGGAGTTGGAACCACCTGGGAGGACTTTCGGGTTGGCAGTGAATCAGGATACGCAGGTCTCCAATTAGCAGTTCTACTTGGATATACTAAGATCTATCTCCTTGGTTTCGATTTCAAGATAACTCCATACCAAACTCACTTTCATCAAGATTACTTGTCAAGAGATCCTGTAGAGTTCATGCGTCGTCTTGATGAGTACTACACACCATATCCTAACGCAATCTTTCAGATCCGGCAGATGGGGATTGAGATTTTCAGTGGTTCTGCTATTAGCAGACTGAACCATCACTTGTTGTATGTTGACGTAGAGAATCCCACATGCCAACACTAGGCTTTGTTATGACCTACTGCAATCGCCCTGAGCAGCTAAGGAATACTCTACAAGCTCTACGTCATAGTTTTCAAACCGGAGATCAGCTGATCATCGTTGATGATGCTAGTGCCCCAGATCAGAGTGCTAGACAGGTACTTAGCGGCTTTGATCTGCCGGTTGTGCTGGTTGAGATCACTCCGGAACAGAAGAAGTGGATCAATCCCAGTATCCCATACAACATGGGTTTCTCGAAGGCGACAGCAGATGCTGTTGTTATCATGAATGCTGAGTGTATTCCCATCAGTGGAGCTGTTGAGCGTCTCCGAGCTCAAGTAGATGATCACAACTACGTTGTCATGCCCTGCTACACATCAACACAAGTAGAGTTCAATCATTTGTGTGCTGTTCGAAATCGATCCGATGTACTGTTTGCCTATCACAAGGTCGTATTTCCTTTCAAACAAGACCAATGGTACCACCATCCGGTACACCTCCCCACTTGGTATCACTTCACCACGTGCCTCACACTGAAGAATCTTCGGACCTTGGGCGGATTTAATGAAGCTTTTGCTACAGGGTACTGTTTTGAAGATAATGAGTTTCTCTGGCGTGTTCGGAAGATTCTTGCAGTTCAAGGTTGGGATGAGAATCACGGATACGTTATTCATCAGTGGCATCCTAAAGATACTAGATTCAGGGGTGGATGTCCTGAGTGGGAACGGAATAGACAACTCTGGTTAAGGATCAAAGAAGGAAGAGAATGAGACGCATTCCAAAAGTTTGTTACTTCTATTGGGGTGGTAAGGTCATGCCGTACCTTCGGTACATGTCCATGACCACTTTTAAGAAGTACAACCCTGAGTGGAAGGTCGTCGTTTTCACCCCTGTCCAGTTGACAACGAGCCAGTCTTGGACGACCTTCGAGAACAAAGAGGAACTGAATACAAAAGACTACATGCCGGAACTTCAGAAGGCTGGTGTGATTGTGTCCCCGTTTGATATGCAGGGCATTGGATTCACAAATGATCTACCTGAGGTTTTGAAATCCGATATCCTCCGAATGTTCCTTCTATCGAAGTTCGGAGGATTGTGGTGTGATGATGATATTTTGTTCTTCCGTCCGTTGACTCACTCACTAGAACCAACAGACTGCTCTGTGTATTTCTGTTTTCGTCGAGGTGGACCGACACAGGACGATACACCAAAGAATGGGCCACGGTACCACTCTATCGGATTCTTAGCAGGGGAACCGGGGAACAAACACTTCTCGAAGCTGTTTGATGGAGTATGCAATGTTTTCAATCCGACACAGTACCAGAGTGCAGGTTCGCCGTACTACAAGACTGTGTATAGCGAATTGAATATGAACAGCTGTCCTGATGTTTACAACATTGATGTAAACACTGTCTACCCGACACGAGCAGCCCTCAGCATTTTTACACTACCTGCCGGTCACTTTATGAACGAGGTTTTGACACCGAAGTGTATTGGTATCCACTGGTACGGAGGTGCTCCTGCAAGTGGACAGTATCAGAATTTGGTTACAAGAGAAACCTACAATCAGTACGATAATATCGTGTGTTGGCTGCTACGGAAGATCAACGAAGGTGTGCAGGTATGAGTAAGATCACAGAAGTTCAGGCGAACTTTGATTGGGCAGAAACTCGTGGTAAGAAACTCGTGGTCTTCATGCCAAACTACAAATGGCCTGAATTCACTGAGTTTTCGATCAAAAACATCCACACCACTGTTGATCCCAAAGACTATCTGATTATCATAGGAAATGATAACGTTGCTGTGAATTGGGAGTATCTTTGGTCGCATAACGTGCGATGCTTTACACTTCTTCGGGATGAGCAAGGTCCTCGAAACTCTTGTTTTGTTCGGAACTACGCAATAAAAAGATGCCAGTGCGACATTCTTCTCAACAAGGATTGCGAAGTAGTTCTAACCGGAGATTTTATTTATAATGCTATCAATTTTCATAACGCCTGGCGTCCAGGAAATGTGTTTGTTCTTGATCCTTCTCAGACTGATGAGCTGCTTAAATTAGGAGATCCTGATAAATTCATCCAGGACAGAACTCCCACGAAACGAACTGAGATGATGGTAGCTATGAATAGTTACCATGCCAAGGAGATCATCCAACTTGCCGATGGAAAGATCAATCCTTCGACGTACTATCACTATGCGTATGCAGTTGATTTGAAATATCTTCACTACTTGGGTGGATATGATGAGGACTACTGGTCCTATGGATGGGAGGATAGTGATATGTTCGTACGGCTGTTTCATATTGGAGTTCAACCAATTCCTGATTACACGTGTACAGCAATTCATCCGTACCATTTTCGTCGTGAGGATTGTGTTCGGGAGAAAGAGATTTCAATGCGAGATGTTTTTGTTCAGAAGAGTCCTGCTGATTTCTTTCGAAACAAAGACGGTTGGGGTGAAGGAGTTCATGTTTGAGGAGGTGTCGTAATGGCTCTGAATGTGAGGAGTAACATCATGGACAATTTAGGAAAAGGAATTCATCTTTCTATGGCGGATGCCGTTGGGGTCCCTGAACCCTTGAAAGCAGGATTCTACCAGGCTCATACGAACTTCGTGCATGGAACATGCCTCGAGTTTGGTGTAATGTATGGAAACTCGTTCATGTGGCAGATCCTCCAGATCTTGAATTTCTTTCCGAAAGACCAGCTTATCGGTTTTGATTCCTGGCAAGGGCTTCCGAAGGAGACTCCAGGAGTGTGGGCTCCTGAGCGGCATCATGAAGGGGCGTTTTCCACAACGAAGGACGTTGTTATTGGTCGAATGGAGGAGTATAACGTGTTTATTGGGGACCGGTTCAAGCTGGTCGATGGATTCTTTTCCAAGAGTTTGACTCCAGAACTTCAATCCGTGATTGGTGAAGGAGATAGCAAGGTGATCTTTATCAACGTGGATGTAGATATCCACTCGTCGGCGATGGAAGTCCTTCGCTGGGTCCGCCCACTCCTTCAAGTCGGAACAGTTCTTTATTTCGACGACTGGAAAGATCCAATTGATACGCACGATGGTCCGTGGGGTGAACACTTGGCGTGGGCGCAGTGGACAAAGGAGAACCCCTCCATCCAGGCCAAACTCGTTTCTCTCAACGATGTGAACCAGAGAGCTTTTGAAATCACGGCGTTATAAGGTGACCCATGGACGAATGGCTCAGACTGATACAAGATTATCCGACCGTAGCATTTAACTACAAAAATTTCAATGGTAGTGTGAACTCTCCGGAAGCAGGTTTCAAGTTTCTTGTTCAGTGTGAGCCATATATCGGGATGCGTGAGAATTGGGATGTGGCGATCCTCCGACGGTATCAAACAGTAGTCACATGGAACAGGAAGTTCTATACTAACTACGTGAATTTGCTTCCGAGCATGCGATTGGTCACAGGATGCTTGGGCTGCAACGCACCAGAACCCCTCACTGAATTAGTACCTTGGGACAAGAAGATTCACGGAGTCTGTTTTCTGAATCATCTTCGGAGTACAGGACTCCCAGGGGATATTTACTGGCTCAGGAATGAAGCTCTTCAGAATATCGGGGGAGATCTGACTCGCCATGTTTGGTGTACAAAAAAGTGGGGGGGTGAGCACTACCAAGGAGCAGTTGAAGCTCCGTATCACCACAGTCATACGAATCATCTCAAGAAGATATCTGAGTATAAATTCTGTCTGGCTTTTGAATCGTCCTATCATTCATTCTGGTCAGCTGGATTCATCACCGAGAGGATTCTCAACTGCTTCAGAGCAGGAACGGTTCCAGTGTACATTGGTGCGTGGGACATACAGGACTATATTCCGGTTGATCTGTTCCTTGACTTTAGGAAGTTCTGGCCTTTTCTTGGAGCACCTCGGTACTACCCAGAGTTTACCAAATATCTACTGGAGTTCCCAAGATCTCAATACGAGGATATGGTTGGACGAGCTTATGAGTGGGTCAAAACCTGTCGAATCGGAAGTATTCCTGATCTTGAGGCAGTACTAAGGAGCTTACTGTGATTCTAAATGTGGGTGGACAACAAACAAGAGATAGGTATCCGCAAGGCTGGATCTGTGTGGACATTCTACCTGGAGCAGATTACTACTGTGATGTGTCCAAGATGGAGCTTCCGTTCAAGAACGAAACATGTGAAGCTATCTACTGCTCACACATGCTTGAGCATATCTGGTCGTGGCGACAGGACTTTGTGATGTCGGAGTTCTTCCGAGTTCTTAAGCATAACTGTCCGATCCGGATTGTAGTTCCTGATATGGACATCGCAATTAACAACTATGTAGCAAATCGAGCAGATGGTTCGCCTGGTCGTTTGGCCGGATGTATGGACTGGTGGTTTGATCCGCAACCAGATAAAGATGGGAACGGACAACTCAGCCATGTATACGGATTCAACTGGTTTTCAATGCATTTCCAGGTAACTCGGGCTGGATTCATCAATGTAATCCGGAGTCAGTATAATAAAGGGTCACAGGTGTTCTCTGGATGTGATAACCCGGGGCACGAACATACATCGTTGTATGTTGAAGCAATCAAGTCATGAGAGGAGTTGCAGTGGCGACCAAGACAATTGTTACAGTGGTTGGAATTAGACCTGACTTCATACGAATGAGCCGGGTGTTTGCTCTGCTTGATCAGAGTAAGTTCAATCACATTCTTATTCACTCAGGTCAGCACTTCGATCGGATGCTGTCCGATGTTTTCTTCCAGGATCTCAAAATTCGTCAACCGGACTACAATCTAGGTATTGGAGGTCATGGGAAGGAGCACTGGCAACAGTTGGGTGAGATCTCTGAAGCTATGATCCACTTGTTCCGGAGAGAGCATATTGATCCTGCTCTAGTTCTGTTTCTTGGTGATTCCAACTCGGCCGCTGTTTCGATGGTTCTCAAGAAGGAAGGTTACGAGATTGGACATATCGAGGCTGGTATGCGTTCCGGTGACAAACGCATGCTTGAAGAGATCAACCGCACTGTTTGTGACCACTGCTCGACCCTTCACTTTGTTTACCATCAAGATTATGCGGCCAATCTTGTTCGTGAGAATCTTCCGGCACAAGGAATCCACACTGTGGGTAATACCATCGTAGAGGTCACACGTCCCTTGGCCGAACCTCTGTGGCAAACGAAGAAGGCCAGCAACTACATTCTTCTGGATATCCATCGACCTGAGAACTTCAAGTATCCTGAGCGTCTTCGGAACATCTACCGCTTTGCAATCCTATGTGAGAAAAATTATGGGGTTCCTGTGAAATTTCTCAAGTTTGGACGTAGTGTACAGGCTTTTGAAGAGGCCAAGATTCCCACCAATGCTTTTTGTATGGTGGACTTAATGTCCTACAAGGACTTCTTAGCTACTCAATATCACAGTTTGTTCATGATTTCGGACTCAGGAACAGCTCAGGAAGAACCTGCACTACTCAACACACCAGTTATCGTTCCCCGTGAGTTTACTGAGAGGCCACAATCGATGCAGAACAACTGCTCGTTCTTGCTCAATCGATTAGAAAGTTTGGAGCAGCAGGACGATGCTTGTCAGTGGGTAAATAGCTATATTCAGGGCTGCATACAGTCTAGTTCAATGTGGTTGGGTGATGGACATACGGCCACAAACATCGTTGACATTTTGGAAGGGGAGCTATGATATTCCCTTGGAAGAAGTACGAAGAGATCCCACTTAGTTGTAGAAACACACTTCAGGTCTTCATAACAACTAAGTGTAACCTTCATTGTGCAGGTTGTTTTGCTAGAAAGGTCATGGATCATCAGGAGGAGATCAGATACCAGGAGTATGTTGAGGCCGTTGCCAACGCCCAAAGAAAAGGAGCAGAGCAGATCAATCTTCTTGGGGGTGAGCCCACTCTTCATCCTGATCTTTCGAGAATGGTCATGTTCAATCAGGATCTGGGACTGAAAACAACATTGTATACCAATGGTTACTTTCTGAAGGATTGGTATGAAAGTGGTGCGAAGATTCGAATATCTCTCTACTCAGCTCATGGGGACTACAAGAGTCTGGATACTCTTCAAGTGGACTATCCGGTGGACATTTGCTTCATGGTATCCAATAAGACCACAGTTGAAGAACTTCTTGGGGTGGTCGAAGATCCGCGATGCCAGATCTTGTTCATTTCTAGCCTTCGGGAGCTGGACAATCCACGGCACGAATTTTTTGATGATACGGTCAACACAATGCCGGTCATGCAGTACAAAGAGTTGGTGCACGAGTTTCTTTGGAGATATGATGGCCCGAAGGAAATTCATGTATCTAAGCGTGGGATGTTTGAGAGCACCATCAATCCAGGTCTGTACCACTGCCGCTTTGCTAACTATATTCCGGGCAACAAGATTATTCAATGCCCGTACGATATTGTTAATCTGAGATACCAAAAAGATTATCAGTTTGGCATCCGCCCATGTCAGCACAACTCAACCTGTTTGATGTCCAAGGTTATCTATAGGAGGAGGATTCTCGATCATTTCAAGGATGTTCGAGAGAGTGTTGCTCGATGGCCTGAGTGGAAACGGAACATTGGACATGGTCTTGGACCTACACTTTCGGAATCAGGAGAAGTTCTATGAGCATCGGTTGTTTGATGATCACAACAAATCGCCCTGACCGATTCGAGATGACTCTTCAGGCGATGGACTCGGTGAACAAGTGTGGACACGATCTGGATCAGAAGGTCCTCTCAGTTGATCTTCTTCCTGAATGCTCTCATATTCAACCTGGATATGAGGCGAGTTTGATCTCAGCGGCAGAGAAGTGGGGCTGGCAGGTCGTGACTGGTGAGTGTACCGGACATCAAGCAATGATTCATAACATTTGTAGGGGACTAAGCATAATTCACACTAATTGGTTGTTCTACTGCGAAGATCATGTTGTTATACAACGAATACCTTCTGAAGAGAGTCTGGACTTCGCTGATAGACACGCATGTATCGAATGGGTATGCTACAACACACATATCCATCAGGAGAATCTTCTCAATGTTCCAGGGTTTACCGAGCGTCCTGGTCGAGAGGGACGTCTGGCCTTCGTAAACGATCCAGCCAACTGGTTCAGGACATTCATGGGTGCAGAGTTCCTTTTGAAAGATACACCAATTCAGGATGAGTACTATCTGAACTTCCCAGCAGCAATTACGTACACTGAGCTGTTTAGGGAGTTACTCTTGTATGGGATTAAGAACTACCACGGAATCGGAATCGAGGTTGGATTCACAAAAGCCTGGTTCGATACCAGATCTAATCGGGCGAACTGCTGTGCGATTTACACACAGCCAAAAACAATCGAAGAACTACCGCTGGCCAGTTTTGCAGCTCTCCATCAGAGAGCTTGTATGCGTTTTAGGAACAACGATCCATCAATGCTGCACAGTTCCATAATTCCTCATTCTGTTCTGCCTACGGACGTGAAGATGCAGAGGAGTTTCTTCTGACCGAGTACTATGAACATCTTTGTGCTTGCGGATGCGGTCAGCAGATCCTGGTAAAGGAGTGCCATAAGTATGCTGGAATTCCAAAATATCTCAAGGGCCACAGATGGAAGAATCAGAAACAACCAAAGGATCTAAATCAAAGAAGAAGAGAGAAGTCCACGGGTCGAAAACACACAGATGAGGTGAAAGAGAAGATACGGAAATCAAAGTTGGGTGGACACCGTACGACCTCAGAACAAGCAAGGAAGAACATCTCTGCTGCAAGAATTGGAAAGCACAGGAGTGAAGGGACGAAGAAGAAGATTGCAACGAAGTTGAGAGGAACTAAGCGGAGCGTTGAGACATTGCAGAAAATGAGGCGGGCAGGACAAGAATGCTGGACCAGCCCTGATTTTGTGAAGAAACAAATGTCCGCTCGTCATGTTGCTCAGAACAAGGCTGAGAAGTTTCTTGAATCATTGCTTGATCAGTTCCCTGGTTTCGAGTTTGTAGGTGATGGTAAGAAGATCATCTCTGGTAAGTGCCCTGATTTTGTCAACGAAGAAAAACATCTCATTATCGAGCTCTTTGGTGATTACTGGCACGAACCTGAAGAGATCGAACCTCGAGTTCAGCTGTTTGAATCGATGAGGTACAGAGCGCTTGTGATCTGGGAACATGAGTTGAAAGACCCAGAAAAGCTGATTCAGAGAATTAAGGAGTTTACTAATGGATGATGCCAAGAAGGTTCTGGTGGTGGGGGGTGCGGGATACGTAGGAGGAACCTTAGTTGACCAACTGAGATCTGCGGGATTCAGCCCGACAGTGTATGATATATTAGCCTACGAAGATCGGTTTCTGAAAAACGTTAACTTCGTTTATGGTGATGTCCGGGACCGAGAAAAGCTCCTCAGACTTCTCCCGGACTACGACATCGTCGTATGGCTTGCCGCAGTTGTAGGAGATGGCGCTTGTGCTGCTGATCCGTTCTTATCTGAATCTATCAATGAAATCTCGGTTAAGTGGCTGGTGGACAACTATGGTGGTCGGATCATCTTCCCGTCCACTTGTTCTGTCTACGGGGTGAACAATGATCTGATTGATGAGTGTACCACACCCAATCCGTTATCTGTGTACGCCAAGACAAAACTGGCTGCTGAGCAGTACATGCTGGATGTGGCTGGTGAACGTTCCTTAGTGTTTCGACTTGGAACTTTATATGGTATCGGTGATGCTCACTCTCGTCTTCGTCTGGACTTGGTTGTCAACATCCTGACCAAAAGAGCTGTCCAAGGTGAGACTCTTCGAGTTTGTGGTGGTGAACAGTGGAGACCATTGATTCATGTTCAGGATGTTGCCCGGGAGATGGTTTTCGGAGCCTATAACGAAATTACAGGGCTCTACAACCTAGCTACTCAAAATAGTACTATAAGGGAAATTGCAGAAGAGGTATCTGCAGTAGTTCCGGAGTGTAAGGTCGAGTACACCGAGGGTAAGTTTGAAGATCTCAGAAACTATCGAGTAAACTGTGATCGATGGAAGTCCACCGCTAGTTCCTGCGGAGTACTGCTATCCAGATGGGGATGGGCCCTAAGACAAGGTATCCTTCAGGTTGCCCAGGTGATAAAAGAAAACCGCATCAAGAATCCCCAAGATCCTATCTACTCAAATGAAGCTCACATTCAGGCCTTGTATCGGAAATGGCCGTAAACTAAGGAGGGTGACTCATGTTGCCGTATCTGTTCGTTCGATGGCTGTATGGTTTCTGTTTGCTTATCGATGGTATTATCGTGGTGTTGTCCTTGGGGTTCGTGAATCCTGATCTAAGTCTTTCAGTATGGAGTCTTGCTAACTTCGAGGATCGCGAAGATCACACACACGAGGCGAAGGAAGTTGCACAGGAACTGAGGAGTAACGAAAGAGAGAACACTAGTTGGTATGATAACTGGGAGGAGATGTAGTATGAACAATGATGTGAAAGGTGTGAATACCGTTCCGATCTTAATCAAGGGTGCCCGATTCGTTGATGATCGGGGGAGCTTGAACTTCTGCAATGAGTGGTCACCTCTTACTGCAGGAGTAAAACGATTTTACCAGGTTCAGAATCACCGATCAGACTTCATCCGAGCATGGCATGGGCATCAGAAGGAGGCCAAATTTGTCTACGTGGCCCAAGGTGCTGCTCTGATTTGTGCTACACCCTTATTTAAGAATCCTGTCGAGGGTGGGAGTCCACAATATCCAGTTCCAATTGATCCGGTTATGTACAAGTTCGTCATGGCAGAGGATACCCCAGCTATTCTGTTCATCCCCGCAGGTTTCTATAACGGATTCAAAACTTTGATCGCAGATACGATTCTTCTGTTCTTCTCCACTTCAACTCTGGAAGAAAGCAAAGGAGATGACATTCGTCTGCACTGGAATGTGTTCGGAACCAAAATGTGGGGGGAGGACTACCGATGAAGCACGTATTGATTCTTGGTGCAACTGGAATGTTGGGGTCTGCAGTAGCAAAAAAACTCACGGGGTCTCGGAAGTACCGTGTGACTGCTACCTGTAGAGGTACGGCATGGAGTACACTCGAAGAGGTCGTACCAAATGGTCTTGGAAACACTCGGATGGTTTTTGATCCTGAATGTTTTACGGATCATGATGATAACCACTATATTCCGTTCCGGAACGAGCCCTACGACTACATCATCAATTGTATTGGAATTATCAAACCACAAATCACCAAGGTGGGCACTGAGTGTGCTGTCCGTGTAAATTCACTGTTTCCACATGTTCTAGCTCGATACTGTGCGGAACATCATATCGGACTGATTCACATCACCACCGATTGTGTGTACTCAGGGGTCAAGGGCAACTATATTGAAACAGATGTTCATGACTGTGATGATGTTTACGGAAAAACCAAATCGCTGGGCGAGCCCGCAGATCAGGCCATGGTCCTAAGGACGAGTATAATTGGACCTGAGATCCATAACTTCTCCAGCCTTGTTTCTTGGGCTCAATCACAGGCCGGAAAAGCCGTCAACGGATTTACAAATCACAAGTGGAACGGGATCACTACAAAAATGTATGGTGCAGTCGTTGAGACCATCATTGATAATACGATGTGGGGTCCAGGACTCTTCCATGTATTCTCACCACGGCCAGTGACCAAGTTCGAGTTGCTTCAGATGATTGACAACAGATATGAGCTTCATCTGGCCATCAATTCGACTGAGGCGACCGTACCAGTTGACCGAATACTAGATACGAAATGGGGATTGTGCCACACACTTAACATTCCTGATCTCAGAACACAGATAGCGGAGATGTAAATGCTTGGTCGAACTAATCTACGAGAGCAGATTGGCTACATCACTGTAGGTCTTCTGGCTCACTGCATGATTGATAGGAATAAGGAGTGTAAGCAGATTGTTCTTGATTCCCTTCGAACAATTCTGGATCCCACCTATGTTGGACACACGGCCTGGAAGGACCTAGCATTTCAAAGATACCAGGAGTATGATTGTCTTACTCGAACTCTCGAGCAGGAAAAGATGACGATTCCAGAACTGATCGTAGCTATCGAATTAAGGAAAGCACAAGAATTTTTTAGCAAGTTGGCACATCAAGCAATTCTGGATACGGAATATAGAACCTGTCAGGTTTCACCCGGAGTTCGGACCTTCTTGGTGAAGAATGGATGAGGAGTCAAAATATGGCTTGGGTGGTGGTCGGGTACTACACAGTCGGAACTTTGTATGAAACTGAAGCCAAGCGCCTGATTCCTTCGTTTCAGAAATTCAACATACCATACTTCATCTCCCCCACTGCGGATCAGGGAAGCTGGTACAAGAACACTCAATTCAAACCAACATTCTTGAAGAGCATGATGCAGCAGTTCGCATCAAAATCTATTATCTATGTGGATATCGATGCGGAGTTCATGCAGTATCCTGACCTCTTCGACCAGCTAGATCAAAGGCCAGATGTCCATATTGGAGTACATCTTCTAGATCATGCCAAGAGGGGACGTCCTCAGGCCGGATTTGAGATGTTAAGTGGAACAGTCTACCTGAAAAATACTTCTATAGTTCATCAGGTGATCGATACTTGGATTCAGAAGTGCAGTGTTGGAGGACTGTTGTGGGATCAGGTTGCCCTTAAAAATGCAATCGGATCTGTTCCGTACTATATTCTTCCTGAGCAGTACTGCATGATCTTCGATTACATGTCAGATGTTCAGAATCCAGTTATCAAGCACTATCAGGCATCTCGAAGGTGCAAGAATATCCAAGGACCTACTCCTGAAGCAAATCATATGCCAGTGTCTCCTAATGAAGCCCCGAAAATGCTGAATGGCCTTCCTCCGCATCCTAGAAAGGTGGTTTCTGGGGGTCTTGTTCGTTATCATAGAAAATGGCGGGGTCTTGGAACAGTATAGAGAGGAGTGCCGAATGATTAGAAAATCCACTGTTACTGTCTACTATGCTACGCCCATTCGAGGAAACATGGGAGCTGATGCTACAGTTGAGTATATGGCCACCAACTGTGCGAGAGCCAAGAGAAACGTTGAAGTTCTTCAGACCATGTTTCCAGAAATCGAGTGGGTATCAGTAGCTCCGTATGACCGGATCGTCCAGAAGCTTCTGGCCCGAAAACAGGTCAAGATCCAGGATGTGCTTCAGGCAGATTTCGAGGTTGGTGACGAGTGCGATGGACTTCTGGAGCATCTGTGGGAACCATCAGGAGGAGCTGATGAGGAATTCGAGAGGCAATCAGATCGGGGCAAGATGTGCTTAAAACTGATGCATGCAACTGATTGGCAGATCTGGAAGTGCAACATCCCGGATCTTGAGCAATTCGTCAAGGATGTTATGATGAAAGTACTTCCGTATTACTGATAGGTACTCTGATGCGTCCACAAATCTATTATTCACACCCCATTGCAGGGATGGCAGGATACGGAGATGGAGGACGGAACTTCAACGCACAGTATGAGCTGAGTAACTGTCAGACAGCTGTTGAGAATACCTTGTGGCTACGACAGCACTTCCCGGAAGTAAGATGGTATTGTCCTGGGGAGGTCGAGCCACCAATTATGGTAGCTCGTCAACTAGGTTTTCTTACAGTAGGACAAGTACTCGATATTGATTACCACATCATCAAAACACAAAGTAGTGGTGGTCTTATACACCGATGGGAGGAATCGAACGGAACATGCAGGGAGGAGGAACTAATTATCAAGCTACAATACCCCAACTTAGTGCTTACAGAGTCACGGCACATCTCAGAATGTTCGGTCTACAGGATTAGGACTTTGGTCGATTCAGTACTGGCGAATGTAAAGGAGTAGGGACGATGAAAACAAAGGTTAGTGATTTTCGTAACCAAGTAGCTGAACTCACAAACAAACATCCTTCTTGGGGTGTTGCGGATCTAGCAGGAGCCCTCAAGTGCTCATCACCTGATCGTGTTCGAAGAGCACTTGGATGGTTGCAGAAGAACCGATCAGATTCT